TAATGGCAGTACATGGTTTATTGAGCTTAAAACCGCAGGTGGCAAGCTGTCAGCACTGCAAAAAGTTTTTGCATCAGACATGGGCAAACTTAATCAAAAGTACGCTTGTCTTTGGAGCAAAGAAGACATTAACAATTGGAGAGAGAACAATGATTGAATTTTTACACTACCTTGATGAAAGCAATTTGGCATACCTTATTATGCTGTTTTGCTTTTTGCTAATGACGCGTTTGCACCTCAACGCTGTTGCTGAAATTACACGTCTTCGTAAAATCATGAAGCAGGTGGCAAGATGAAAGATAAACTTCCACACTACCAAGACGGGCTGCGTCAAAACTTACCAAAAAACTTAAACGAAATTACTCATGTATTAGGTGGCGACGACGGCTCAGGTAAACCCAATGCAGTGATGGTTGCGTATAACACATACCAAGAACGTGAACGCCAAGACTGGGCAAGACTTTTAGGAGGGTTTTAAAATGAGCGCAACTTTACTACTTACTTTGAGCTTCCTTACTGTCGATACCAACATCGACAAGCGCGGCAAAACAACTACGCACGAAACGATTGCGTACACTACAAGTGTAATCCCCTATGACAGCATGACGGCTTGCAACAATGCTAAGGAAGAATGGAATCTTGCAATAGGGGCTTATCAGATGAGTAAACGTCCCACTCGTATCATAACCGCTGTCTGCAATGACTCAGCTACGGGGGCGGTGCAATGACTGAAACAACGATAAAAAAATACTGTGAGCAATATAAAATCAGTCGCTCTGGCATGGATTACCATATTCGCCGGTCAGGCGTGTTCCCAATCGGCAGTAAACGATTCTCCGAAGCAGGCGCACCATCATTCTTGTGGCGCGTTACCGATTTAGACGAAATCAAAGCGCTAATTAAAGGAAAGAAAAAATGAAAGATGAACTTTTATACATAGCCATTGGCGCGTTTCTAATCGGCGCTGTTGCGTCAACGTTAACAATTTACGCAACACACAGGCAGTATCAAAACATTATTAAAACTAACATTGGCGAATTTATGCTTCGTGACGGTAAAGTGTATGGCGTCTATGAAATGACGCGCGATGTGCAAGGCAACATGGTGTCAAAATGACAAAAGACGAATGCTTCAAGCGCTTAGAAATGGCGAAGAAAAACAAAAAAGAATTGAAGAAAATTAAACTTCAACTCCTTAAAGAAATAGAGCAGTTAAAACTAATGCTTCGCGCACTGGAGGAAGGGTAATGCAAATCGATGACGTTGCAGCGCTAATGTTTTATATCGGGATACTATTTTTAACAGGACTTTGGCTATGTCATTAGTAAAACCCGTATCACCAGTGACGCCTGCGCCAACAACGGTTGACTGTAAACATGACCATTGGCGCATATATAATAGTCTTGGCTACCGCGAGTGTGACCGCTGCAAAGAACGAAGACCCATTTTTAATGATATACGGCACCAAAGATGAACATTTCACAAATATTTATAGGGCTCAGCCCTTTTTTAAAAGACAGATTTACTAGCGAAGTGTTTACGCTTGGCTTAATTAACGAGCTTAACGAGCAACGCTTTCGTGCTAGATGCCGGCGCTTAGTACGTCAGCACAACGGCGAAACGCGCAAGCTATACAAAGCACTAAATAACCTATCGATGAACGACAGATTACGATTTTTTGACGTGGTAAGTGGAAATGAAAGATAAAGATTTAGAAATTATAAGAAGCGCGATACGATACAACAGTAACACCGGACACTTCTTCAAAGGCGGCGCAAATACGCCTGCCGCGCTTAACTGGAGAAATAAGAACGCTACGATTAACGTCAAGAAAAGCGGTATGCACTCCTACTTTCTAGCGTGGAAAATTGCCGTGTTTTTAGCTTATGGATGGTATCCGAAGCATACTGACGCAGTAGAGTATTTAGACGGCAACCCGTGCAACTTAAGCATTAGTAACATCAAGGTTATTAAAGCAGGCGAAGATGAAATGACCATGATTGACTTTTGCGACGAAAACGATTTGCGCTACCCTAGCGTGTCTGCGCTCATGCGCGGAGAACCGTTTATTCGTCGAATAGAAAATGGATACTCTCGCGCATACTTTAAAAAAAGTTTATTAGAGCAAAACTGCGCCAAGCTAATGGCTAAAAAACAACGTGACGAAGAAACCAGAAGCAAGCCTAAGCGACCTATGGGCAGACGCCGCAATGAGCATTTTAGGGGCTTTATAAAAACGCACTACATTGTGCCTAAACGTTGGGAGATGACGCTATGTTAAGAGGTGACAGTGTACATGAGAGCGATAGCGTAAACGCGCCAGCACATTATCAAGGCGACAAGATGCAGTGCATCGACGCGATGGAAGCAATGCTTACGCAAGAGGAGTTTCGTGGGTATCTGCGCGGTAATGTTTTTAAGTATCAATGGCGCTTTAGAGAAAAAGGCGGTGTTGAAGATTTACGCAAAGCAAGATGGTATTTAGACAGACTAATCAAATTGGAGAATTTCTAATGTACGCATTTAAAGGTTACCCAGTAGACCAAGACCCAACTATCAAAGCGCTACGCGATGATGATATGGAAAACTACATGAATTTGCTCAAATGGCTAGATTCTGTACCGTTTATCCCCCTAAAGGTTAGCGACTTTGTGCTACCTTGGCGGGATAGATGAAGCCAAAGCTCAAAACGATGAAAGGGGTATGGATATGCTATACCCCCTGCTGCACCATTCCAATGATGGCAGACCACCCACAAACGGCGTATTTAAGATGGAAATTTATCAATGCTAAGACCCAATCAGATAGAAGCTGTTGCCTTTTTGAGCCAAATAGACAAGGGCATGATTCTCGCCCCAGTGGGGGCAGGCAAAACAGCGATAACGCTAACCGCCATGCAGCAAGCGCTCGACACGGGGAGAGTACGCCGGTTCTTAGTGATAGCGCCAAAGCGTGTCTGCACGGACGTGTGGACGATAGAGCCGGCCAAGTGGGCACCAAATCTGACAGTATCTATCGCCGTTGGCTCTTACGCGCAGCGGTTGATAGCGTTCAACAAACCAACGCAGGTAGTGGTGACTAATTACGATACGCTGCAAACAACGCCTCCGCTAATAGGATTTGATGGTATTGTATTTGACGAGTTGACGGTTTTAAAAAATCCCTCAGGCAAACGCTTTAAAGCGCTATTTGGGTTAATCAAAGACTTTAAAGTTAAGTGGGGGCTTACCGGCTCGTTTACCAGCAACGGACTTGAGGACGTGTTTGGGCAATGCAAGATAGTAGACGCGTCGCTTCTTGGAAAATCCAAGACCGCGTTTCTTCAAAAGTATTTTGTGTTGCTCAATAAAGATTTTGGTGAATGGGTAGCCAAGTCCACTTCACTGCGTGACGTAATGGCGGAAATTAAGCCCGCAACGTATCTTATCGACACGCAAGAGTATATGGATACTTTGCCTCCGCTTAACGTTGTGCCAGTCAAATGCGCGATGGACATGAAGCAGTACAAAGAGATGAAGAAAGACTTTGTGGTGTATTACGAAGAAAAAGAAATCATAGCGGTTAACGCCGCTGTGGTGGTGAACAAACTGCAACAAATGGCCAGCGGGTTTTCGTATATTGAAGGAAGCCCTGCCGCATGGTTCTCGCGCCACAAGTTTGACCGGCTAGACGAAATACTTGAGGAGAATCAACACGCCAATACGATTATTGTGTACAACTTTCAAGCAGAGCTTGAAGAACTTAAACGCCGATACCCTAATGCGCGGACAATTGACCAGCAAGGTGTTATCTCATCGTGGAACGCAGGGCGGGTAGAATTGCTACTCGTTCACCCTAAGTCAGCAGGGCATGGGCTAAACCTTCAATTTGGCGGCAGTAAAATGGTGTTCTTGTCGCTTCCGTGGTCACTTGATAGATATGAGCAGACCATTGGACGATTGCACCGTAGTGGACAAAAGAACGCCGTATATTGCTATGTACTGCTAACAGACAAAACCGTAGACGAGCGCATATTTGCAAGTCTACATGACAAACGCGCAATTTCAGATATTGCCTTAGAGGAATTAAAATGAACAATTTAACATGGCGCGACATCTTCTTTAATTTGAATACTTACACAGAAGGTGAATTACAGGTGATGATTGAGTCAGAGCGTCACGGTAAACGTAGACGCTCTATCTTAGTGCGATTGCATCAGCGCTATTGCATCCTTCGCGCAACTCGTGAACGTGATGATTTACTCGCTTAAAAACAACTCCGCTTCTGCATTTCTGCGTCGAGTAAGACCGGCTAATACTTTACCGCCAGCCTTGTTCCAGCGCAGAAACTGCGCCGCTATTTCAGACTTAGGTTCATCGGCTTTTAGCATCTTAACAAGCGTTGACGAAACAAAGTTGCCCGTGCCAATGTTATAGCAAAAGCATACCAGCGCATCAAACTCATTTTGCGTTAGCTCGACCTTAACCGCGTTTACAGCGTGTTCGTATGGGGCAAGCGTTTGCGCAAGCAAATGCAAAGCCGCCGCTTCGGTTGGTAGCGCCTGATTGACTTTCACAGGTGTTCCATCAGCGTAGCGAGTTGAACCTATGCCAATCGTCCACACGCCTGCTGGACATTTATAGCTTATCAGCTTACAACCTTCAAATTCTTTAATTAGGGCTAACCCTTTTTCACCTATCTTCATTTCTTTTCCCGTAGCAATAGAATAGTGGTCAGTTTTTGCGTCAGTCTTATCATGTCATTATCCAGCACCCGCACTTGGTCGATTAGCTCAATTAGCGCGTCGGTGGCTTCTTGCAGAATAGGTTTTACGACGGTGGTTGCCCAAAGCCATACAAAGTAGACAATATAACCCATGCCGCCAGCGGCAATAATTGGGAATCCATACTGGTTAATATATTTAGCGATTGCATCGGCGTCCATTAATCTTTCCTCTCAACAGGAGGTGGTCTTGGTCTGTCTTTTTCTTGCGGTATGTTAAGCGCCGTTGACGCCAAATCATCAATTTTGGTGATGTCACATGACATAGCGGTAACGCGCTTATCAAGTTGCTTGATGATGCCTATCAGGCTTTTAATCTTCTCAAGCACACTATCGAGCAAAAATTTCTGCGTCAGGTAGACAAAATACATTCCGCCAGTCGCCGCCGCGATAGGAAATCCTACGTCCGTGGCAAACTGTAGGAATTCCATTATTTACTCGTCCACCAAGCAATAAAAGAAAATATCGCTCCAATGGTAAATACGATACCGCCGATAAAGCCTTTGTAGCGCGTTTGCTCGGTTTTCATCTCGTCAAGCGCGGCTATGATAGCGTCTAGCTTTCTTCCTCTGTCATCAAACACTTCCTCTAGCGCATCAATGCGCTGTTCTACTTTAGCTAATCGGCAGGCTTCGTCAGGCATTTTTCACCTCAACCCAGTTAATTGTTGGTTCATCCCAGTAGTAGCGTTTGTCATCTTGCGGATAAGGCACAGGCGATTGCCATGACATGGTGCCGATGTCACCTACCCATGATGGATACGGTTTTCTTGCTTGATGTTCTGCTTGTTTATCTGCATCAAACTCTACTTGTGACAACACTTTTAAAACGCCAACAAGGCTTGTATCTGCGTCATCATCACACGTTCCATACAGCAGTGGTGCTGTGCTTAGTGAACCATCAGCATTCGACGCAATGGGAAAGCCAGATTCATTTTGAAAGATAAACTGAAAGCCTTTTACGTTTGGGAGTGCCGGCCCTGTGCGCATTGGTGCTTGCGTACAAAGAATACCCGTGTCTGCATCAATGTTTGTTATTTGTATGTACATAATGATTTCCTGTTGTTATGCAAGAACTCGACGAACCGCTCTAACCCAGATAGAGGTATTATCTTTAGTGCTAACATTTTGACCGCCAGAATCAAACTCTTGTTGCCACGCAAAGTTAATATTAAGTTGCGTAGAAGTCCAATATTGTGATTGTCTAATCGCGTTAGTTTCCCCTAACCTAAACCCTATGCCGGAGATAGTTTGAGCAGGCGAGCCGCTAGTGTAATTAGTGCTTATCGGTTCTGGTGATACCGCGTTTGCATTTGAGCCTACGGCGGTGTCATTTGCCGTTGTAGAAGGCTTTAAATAATAATATAAAACCTCTAATTCGTTTAACGCAGGTAAATACCAATCTGTATAGCCTCCAATAGTCAAATCTTCACAGAAAATGGCAGCTTGGTAGTCTGCCCCGAGAGCAGCTAAAGTTGCGCTATTTGTTGGCCCGTTAATTACTGACGTAACCCCTGTTTGCGCCCCGTAAGTCCCCCATGTTTTTCCTGCTGCCGCTTCTCCAGATGCTTTAGGTGCTATGACTAGGTTATAAATAACCCCCAACACATTTATCTGACCTGCAAAAAACCCGCCGCCATACGCTGCGCCAATATTAGCAACAGGCCACCCATTTTCAAACCCAAAAGAACGTCCATACGCAAAATTTTGTTGAATCCCACTCATTAGGTCAACCCCGCACCAGAAATAATCCAAGTTGTTGACGTCATTTTAAGTGCTGTTGCTGTGCCATACTGTGCAAGTGAGCGTGTACCTGTCGTGCCTGTACCAGCTAAATACATCGTATCTGTTGTAATAGCAATACTGACGACTTGAGATGTCATATTAACAAACGAAATTGCTGTGCCAATTGGATACGCCACTGAACCATTTGCAGGAATAGTAAATGTCCGTGCGTTAGCGTCAGTTGATGGATGGAAGATATGTTTTCCCGCATCCGCAGCAACAAGCGTGTACGCCGCTGATTGGCTGTTTTGAGGGATGTTAATATAGCCAACGCCATTTGTTCCATCAACCGTACAAGATGACAACGTACCGCTAGAAGGTGTGCCAAGCGCAGGTGTGACAAGTGTAGGTGAAGTTGCAAATACCGCTGCGCCACTTCCTGTTTCATCTGTTAACGCAGCCGCTAAGTTAGCACTTGAGGGTGTTGCAAGAAACGTTGCTACGTTTGTACCTAATGAAGCAGAAAGCACTACTTGCTCATAGCGCACACTGTCCCCCGCAGACGTGCCAGCGGCAAGACCTGTGAGTTTCTTAGCGTTCATTGGCAAGTTAGCCGAAGGCGTAGACTGACCGTCACGCGTGATACAGTTTGTCAACGCCGTTGCAATGTCACTGTTGGTTGTGTTAGTTGTTGATGATGAAATCGTTGTGCCGGTAACAACGGGGTTGCCAGCAGGCAGGTTATATGTCCCAGAGCCATTAAAAGCCATTATTTTTCTCCTGTTATTGAGGTGACTGCGCCAGCAGCAGTGCGTGGCAGAATTCTACCATAATCTATTGCGGCAGAGGGAATTGCGTATTCTTCAGCTTTTTGAGCGCGTTCTAACGCAGTAGCAAACGCTTCTGACGACATCAATTCTTTAGAAATTTTATCTGCAAGTTTAGCGTCTGCTGATTTTAATAAAGAAGTGTGAATCCATTTAACTAACGAAAAGCCTTCAGTTAACGAAAAAGGTAACGTCGGCGTAGCTTCAGTCGCCATTTTAATTGTTCCTTCTTTTGCTTTACGTCCGCTAGATGCCAACTCAGCAAATTTCCGCTGGTCGCTAAGCGTAGCCAATATATCTTCTACTGCACGTTTTACCTGTGGTTTACCCTCGGTTAAATTATCTAACGCTTGCGCAGTATCATAAGGGTGCGCAGGCGCTTCTTTTTTAACTTTTTCAATCATTGATTGAACGTGCGCGGTTTCTTTAAAGTCAGCCAATTTAGCTGCGCCTTCTTCTTTACCGTAAGTCGCTTTTAGTGCTACCGCGATACGCGAGTTTTCTAACGCTTTAGCCGTTTTAGCGCCTGCATTTTCAACGCCTGCTGTGATAGGCTCAAACGCGTTGTTAATGACTTGACGCGCCAACTCAGGCTTAGCTTCAGGTGTTAATTTGTGCAGTATGCGCCCCATTACGCGAGCGTCAGCGTTAACCGCTACTTTAGCTAAATTCTCTGCGTCAGACACGCCGCTTAAGTCTTTGGCAGATTTACTAATAATACGCTGTTGATTTGCAACCGACTCATCTACAACTTTAGGAATTGCTTTAATCTGCTCACCAAGCGCTGCTTGTTTAGCTTCTGCGCTACCAAAATCACGAACAAATCCGCTTAATCGGTCTTTAATACCCGCGCTAGCAGGCGCAGAATCTAAAGTGGATAACGCTTCATTGTGTTTTTCTATAAAGTCTGCGCCTGCTTGACCACCTTTCTTTAACGCATTTCTAAATTTACCTTCAATACCAGTTTCAATAATCTGCATTGCTTCTGGGTCACTTCCAAACGCATTAACATAGTCCACTGCATAATCAGGATGTAGCGCTCTATCTGTTACTTCTGAAGGGTTAATTCTAGGGCGAGAAAACGTATTTTCTGTCGTTAATCTTTTAGCTTCACCTTCCATATATGGCGCGGCTACGGTTTCTCTAAATAATTTATTTGCGCCAGTAAAAGTTTCTCCCGCGCTTTCAGGTGCGCCTTGAGCTATGGTCTGATTAATCCCCGCTTCTAATTTTTCTAAATTACTTTTTGTTAGATTAACTTGCCCATTAGTCGACCTTTCTATCTCCCTACGGTCTTTTAAAATTGCAGACCGTAAAGCATGAGCTTCTTGTAGCGTACCTTCAAAAGGCAAATCCCCTGTTTTAGGGTTGAGTGGTTTGCCGTTAGCGCCTAAAATTTGAGGCGCGGCATCTTCTTTACTTTTAAGCGCTTTTAAAATTTCATGTACTTTAGGTGCAACATGACGGTCAATTTCCGTAGAAAGGTTATTTTTAATGTCCCCTGCCGCATCAAGTAAAGGTTGAAAGCTAAACTTTTCTGGCGCTTGCCCATAGGCTTCTGTGTACTGCTTACTTGGTTCTACGCGAGCGGCTGTTTCTAACTCTGCTTTCTTTTCCGCAAGCGTTAAGCCAACATCACGTTGGGAAGGTTGAGCCACCGCGTTAAATATGCCTTGCTTAGCTTCTTCAAGCCCTGCTTGTTGAGTTTCTGCCTGCCGTAATAGCTCTGCTGTACGCGTCGCTTTAGTGTCTTCCAGAGCGCCTTTTTGTGCGATTACCGCGTCACGCACGTTCTGATATGGCGCGTTAACGCTAACTCCACTAACAGGCATTTCACCTTGATGAATAGCGTTAAGCGAGCTTTGCGCTTGATTTACTTTTGACGCCAACGCTTCAGCTTCAGCAGCACGTTTAACGCCCCACTCTTTAGGGTGCAATTCTTCTGACGTTCTAATAGACCCCGCTAATTCAGGCGATTCCATTTGTACCGCTAATTGTTCAGGGGTAAGATTTTTGCCTCTTAATTGTTCGACCATTGCAGGTATATTTTCCGCGTCACCTGCAATATCACGCATTTTTCTACTTGCCATGGCTTCACGTCCGCGCTCAAACACTGGCTCAACAATTCTATAGCCTAGTTTAGCGGCAGGGTTGATAATAGATGTCGCTGCGCTTACGCCGCCGCCTACAATACCGCCAGTACGCCCTGCATTGTCTTCAGGTGCTATTAATTGCCCTGTAAGTGCCCCCACGTCAGCGCCTGCAACTGTTTTAGCAATCAAATTCTTAGTAAATCCTTTTTCGCCGCCGGTGCTTAGCCCACCTGATTTTAACGCTTGAACAATCCGCTCAGGTGCTTTAGCTAACTTTGCAACGCCACCTAATGCACCGCCAATAGGATATGTTGCAGCTATTTCGCCACCTACTTGCCCCGCGCCATACGCGCCGCTTTCAGGCTTAACACCTAAATCCGCCAACTTTTGCTGAACTGCCGCTTTGTACTCCGTTGCTTTGTCAGACGGCACTGCTTGAACTAAATTAGCCGCGTTAATAGCCGTATTTGCTACCCCGCCTGCAACACCTCCAGCTAAATTTTGTGCCTCTTGAGCATATGTGTCTATAGGGTGTTCCATAAACCGTTTAAGCATTGACGGCGCTTCCGGCGTTTGCGCGCCACTTAAATGCAATAGCCCTTCGTCGCTTACTTTAGTTAAATCGTTATTAGACAACGCCATTAAATCGTTATCAGATAATTTGCTTAAATCGGTCATTTTACAAGCCCTCGTCTGCGCATTTCAGCCATAATGTCGGTTTGTGGAGGTATGCCCACGGGCGCTTGTTGTACGGGTTGTTGTACGGGTTGTTGTACGGGTTGTTGCGTGTTTTCAGGTTGGAACATTTCAATTCCTCTACCTTTCCAATCAAACGGTTTTTTAGCTCCATAAGTGTATGCGTTGGCCAGAGGCTCTAAACGACCTTTAAACAACTCTTTGGTTTGATTTATAGTACTTGTAAACTGCTGAGGCGACATATCTCGATTAAAACTTTCCGCAAAGCCTTCACGTTCTTTAACGCCGCCAGCCCCCGCGCCAAAAATAACTTTGGCAATTTCCGGCGCGACAAGCCTGCGCGCAGCGTCAAATGTAGTTGGCGCAGGATTACCTGTGTTAGCGCCTATAGCGTTCATTGCCGCATTAAATTGCTTAGAATCGCCATTCTGCATTGCTTGATGCGCCTTTTCTATCGCGCTAAGATGATTATTAGCAGTTGCCGCCGCTACGATTTGTCTGCCAGACAATCCTAGAGGGCTAAAATCTTTTTCTGTAGCTTGTACAACTTTTGCTCCCGCAACGCCTGAAACTATATCGCCGGGGGAAACACCTTTATCTTTTAGATATTTGGCTACGTCGCCGCGCAAGTCTTTAGGGATATTTGCCATAGACATACTGCCTTGTGCAGCGTTGTCCGCTAAAGCCGCTATTTTTTCCTCTCTTGTTGCCACCGGCGACGTTGATAACGCGCCCCCTGCGGGGCTATAGGGTTTAATATTTCCTGTACGATGGTCAATGACGCCAACAGTACCGTCTGGTAGCGACACAGAAGAATATGAAGGCGTACCACCCCCTTGATTTTGTCTCGCTGCGGCGGCCATAGTTGCAAGCGCTTTTCGAGTTTCGTTACCTTCGATAGCAAGGGATTCACGAAGCGCGTTAGATTCTTTTGCTCTTTCGTTTCTACCTTCTTCAGATATATCAAATTGTTCGCGTTTATCCGTTCTAAGCGCGTCCGCAAGCTCTTTTTGAGTAGCTCTAGTGTATCTGTTATTAGCAATAGATGTTATTGTAGATGCAAGCTCCGGCGACGTTAACGCCATTGCGGGTGCAAGTTGTTCAAATTGGTCAGGCGTGACATTTTGAGCAACATTTTGTTCTAAAGGTTTGGCAGGTACGGTTTGAGGTTGTTCTCCACCTGTAACAAACGCGGAGGTTTTATCCCACCAAGAAGGTTTTTGCTCAAGTGTTCCAGCTTGCAATGCCATTTCTTCAGGTACACGAATACCTGCTGAGTTAAACATTCGCATAGTGGCGGCTGTTTTTTCACGCTCTGCTTTATCTAAATCTTCTTTAGCGCCGCTTTCTTGATACGCACCAATGATATTTTGCAACGCGCCAAGCGCGGCGCCACCAGTATTAGGGACGTACCATCCACTAACCATTTGACCTGCTTGTTGATTAGCGCTTTGTTCTTGTAACTTACGAGCTAAAGCAATTCTATCTTTAGCACCAAGCACTTTTTCATCATATAAACTAGCCACTCGCACCTCCAAATAGCCCATTCCATTTGTTTTGCAAACCGATCATAAAACTGCCTTCATCGGGCTGTTGTGCTTGTTGAGCGGCAAATTGAGGGTCATATTGACCAAACTCGTCAGCGTACTGCTGTGCATCGCTTTTGCCAGCTTCTTTAATATCCTGATAACCTTTACCAAGCGCTTCCGCGTTCTGCATTATGGATTGCGCTGACGGTGCGGCATTACCTCGCGGGTATTGCGGTTGGTTTCTAAGTGCAGCCACCAGCGCTGCGTGTTGGTCTTCACCTAACATCATTACACTAACCCCAGCATTGAATAATTAACCATTTTAAACCCACTTGGGTGCATAACGATAGCTTCTGGCATGACTTGTTCCACTTCGTCCGCCATAACGCCAGCAAACGGCTCACCCCACAAGTAATCCCATGTGTAAAGCCCAATGCCAAGAACGTGCGTACCAATACGTTTAATGTTCTTTTTAAGCCTTCTGTCAGATTTAACCGCCGCGCCAATACCTGCGCCGCCAAGCGCTCCCGCTGCGCCAATGCCCGCGCTCATCATTTGCGCATTAGCCGCCGCTTGTGCATTGTATAAACTTTGGTCATATTGACCTTGCGCAGTAGCCGCGCCAAGAAAATCTGCGCCCTGCCAGTTAGCTAGCTGTCCGGGCTGAGATACGCCAACCGCAGGTAAATTAGCCGTATTAAGTTGAGCGCCTGTTCTTAGCGCTTGCAAAATATTAAGCGGATTCTGTTGAACCGCTTGTTTCTGTGCAAGTTGCTGATTACTTGCCGCGTTACTCATTTGTCCGCTTTGCAATTGCTGATTATATAATTGTGAAAGCTGCTGGTTATTTAAGTTAG